TCTGGTCGTCGTTCAGTACTCTGAACTCTTTACCAAACACCCTAAAACGCGTACCGGTGTAGGTACGCACGAGCACAAAGTCACCTTCCTTGCACCACGGACCTGATGGGAACTTGGCGGTGTCTTTGTACGCATCTGGCCCGAGCTTCATGACCCAAAGCACGGTTGTGGCGCTCTCTTCAAGGCGCATGGTCGCGGCATCTCGGATAAGGTCAAGAGATGTCCCGGCGAGTTTTTCGTCCACGGCAGGCACGATACACAGCATCTTGTAGCCCGTTGGTATAGGCAAGGCGGACCCTTTGTCGCCGTCCTCATCAGGTTTATCTAGGGGCTGGATGTGTTTGGGTAAGGTAATACCCGGCGGTAAAAGAATTTCACTCATCTGATTGCTCTACTTTCTTTGCAAGGTCGAGTAAATAACGCTCTGCGAGAGCCAGACCCTGAATGGTTCCGCAGAGTTTTTGATATTCCTCAAATGAGCGACATGCTCCGCTGGCGGCGTCGTCAGCGTAGTTGTTCATGTCTTTGCGTATTTGTTCGCGCAATACGCGTGCGAAGTCTTGGATCATTATTTAGCCGGACCTTTCGGTGGTTGGTTTCTCTGTGTCGCCTGTTGGCGACTCTTTGCGATGTCGATGCCCATGCGGACACCTTCTCGTTCTTGGTCGGACTGCAATTTCTTCTCGGCTTGCGTGGCCTGCTGGCCCGCCTTGAATCCGTCCAACTCCATCTTTGCAGCCAACGCTCTTTCTTTGAGTTCCAACTCGTCTGCACGAGCTGCTGCGTCCACAGCAATCTTCTTCTCTTTGAGCGCAACTTCTTGTTGCTTGATCTGCATGTCCTGCTGCTGAAGCTGGAGCACGGGGTCTTGGGCTTGCTGCTGCGCCTGCTGCTGGGCTTGCTGCGCTTGGCTCTGTTGGAGAACCTGCTGCGCGGCCTGCGCCATCATGGCGGACAAGGCCACCTCGATCTGCGGCGGGAGCTTCTCGTCTTCCGGTGGCAGGGGCAGGCCGAGCTGCTGCTCAATCTTCTGACGGTACGCAAAGCCGACGTGCTCTGCCACGTGCGCCATCATGGCCGCTTGGATCATCGGTGCCTTGGGGTTCTGGCCAATCAACTGCATGATGGTCGGGTCTTGCATCGCAGACATGTGTACCTTGATGTGTGACTCGTGGTCTTGGTACAGGAACGCTTTGACCGGCTCGCTTTTGAGCACCATCATGTTCTCGGACACCGGGTCTCTTGGCTTCTGGTCGTCTGGCAGCGGCACGAGCCTGTCGGCGTTCTTGATACCCAGCACCTCCAGCATGTTGCGGTGCAGAAGTGGCAGGTCATAAATCTCGGGAGCCATCTGCGCCATCTGGATGACGGCTTGGTACTGGACGACCCTTTGTGACATTGTTGCCGCGTTGGGGTCCGACACAGGGATGATGTCTACGTGGTTGTAGTCTTCTACCTTGGCCCTGCGGCCACCACGGTCTGGCTCGTAGTCGTACGCTGGGTCTGTGTAGTCGCGGATGAGCCCGGCCAACAGGTGCAACTCTTGTTTGAACGCGTAGTGCATACGCGCCTGCACAGCCGACATCACCTTGAGCTGGCGCTCCAGCAGAGCCAGAGTTGTGCCCACCGGGGCGTTGGCCGACATGTCGGCAACCTTCATGTCCGCAGTAGCTGCAAAGCGGCGACCTTCTTCAACGATGGTGCCCAGCAACTGGAACAGCACCATCGACGGCTCTTTATATGGCAGGGGCAGGATGTTGTCCCGCAGTGCGCCGGAGCCAATGTCTACGTCTCGGAACTCGCCGGGGGCAATCGGAGTGTCATCACCCTTAATCCGAAGTCCGCGAGACTTGAGGCCCCCGGGTAAATTCGATAGTGTCCCGGAGTCCACGAGCTGGCGCATGATGCTGGTGGCCGACTTAGCAAATCCCCCAATGAGGTGGAAGAGGCCGAAGCCATACGCACCGAAGCCGGGTATGTATTGGTAGTGAACGAAGTGCTGGCGTTTGAGGTGCAGCTCGTCATCTTCACGCCAATTGCGTCGAATGGACAATACATCGTTGGTCCCCTTGATGATTGTAATTACGTATGGCAGCGCGATGCCTGTGGGCTCGCCATCGTCGTCTAAATCTTCAAAGCCCTTGAGGTCCAAGTCAACGTGGCACTCCAGCAGGATGTAGCGGTCGTCGTTCAGATCACTGAAGCCGGTCTCTTTGTCCTTGGCTTTCTCAATGTTGGTCTGCTCGCGTGTGGGGTCGCCCAGCTCGATGTCACGGTAAAAGCCCGCCTTCTGGAGCTTGATGATGTCGTTTTTGGTCTTGCGCATGACGTGTGTCAGGCGGTAGCAAGTGTCCATGTCCGTGGTGCCGTACGGCAGGAGAATGTCTTCTGCGGGCACAAACATCGACACCTGACGCCCCAGATTGGGGTCGTAATACACCTTCTTGAACGCCGAGCCTGTGGCTGGCAGCGACCACAACATGCGCTCGTGCTCTGGCCGGAACTCTTTCATCACGTCCGTCAACTCGTAGTTCATGTCGGCCTCAACGCGCCGCGCAGCTTGCTGCTTCTCGGGAGTCTCTTTGCCAATGATCTTTGTGCGCACAGGCCCTTGGGCGGGGAACGACTCCGTGATTGCCTCTGACTGGAACCTGACCACGGCCTCGGTAATCATCGGGTGGAACACGCCGCACGCCCCGTTCCAAGGCTCTGTGCGCTCTTCGATCTGCAAGCCCAGCAGTTTCAAGCCTTCTGTGTAAGCTTTCTCCCACTCCTTGCGTGAGTTGCGGTCGTTGTCAATGTCTTCAGCCAAGTCACCTGCCATCGACGCAATAGCGCTCTCGCCCATTTCTTCGGCCAGATTGGCGTCAAAGTCGTTCTCCGCCTCAACCTTGGCCAACTCGATGGCAAACCCCGGACCTTTGATACTCACTTCCTCGGGATCAACAATCTCAATCTCAATGGCCTCTTCAGCTTCCCCCAACGCGTCAATGCCTTGTGGCTGTCGAAAGAGTGCTTTGTCGATGTTTGTTGCCATGTTGATCCTTAATAGTAAGCGGCTACGCGCCCACGGTAAATCTTGTCGTCTTTCTCGTCCGAGTCCAGCGATATGAACCCGCCCTGCCTGAAGCGCAGCAGCGCCTGACTGGTCGTGTCCACGTAGTCGTCATTCTCGCCTACTGGGAACGCGGCCACTTCCTCAATGACTTCGCGTGCCCAGCGGGTATCCGGTGCCCAGATAATTCCCGAGGTGAATAAGTCCGCAATCGCGTTGACCCGCACCATCTTATCGTTTCCCCGGCTCGGCGTAAACTCCTGCACGGGTATGCCCATCGCCCGCAGCTCTTGTATCAGCGGCCCACCAGCGGCTTTCTTCTCCACGATGAACGCGTCGGGCTCCCACTCTTTCCAGTGTTTGAACGCAACGGCCTTTAACTCTGGGAACGCCATGCGTTCCTTGAACGCGTCCAGCAATATGACCTGCGCGGCGCTGTTTTCGTTCTCGTTGTACCAAACTCCCCAAGTTGTACAAGCCGAATAGTCGGATGTGCTCTTGGTCTCGTGGGCCGTGTCCCAGCTCTGAATGATGTACTCGCACTTGGGCGGCTCGTCGTCTGTCCAGATTCTCCAGCTCTTCCTGCTGATAATGGCCGACACATCCGAAGTGGGCTGCTGCATGTACTGCGCGTTCCAATATCTCGGGTCCATCGACGACTTGGCAGACAGCAGCGAAGCCAGCGGCCACTGCTCTGGCCAGAGTGATTTCTCGTTTTCCGTGCCTTCGTTGAGGATGGCTGGCAGCTCTACGATCTCCCAGTGCGGGGAGTTCGGGTTTTTTACTTGGTAGTCGATTAGCCGCCCGGTCAAATCCAGCGGGCCCCAGCGGGTCATCACCACAATGATCGCGCCATTGGGCATCAAGCGTTGCAGAGGGCCAGTCTGGAACCACGACCACGCCGTGTCAAACGCTAGACGACTGTTGGCTTTAACGTCCTGCTCCGAGTGCGGGTCGTCGATCAGGAACAGATCCGCACCCCGTCCGGCCAAGGCTCCGCCTACACCAGCGGCGTAGTATTGTCCCCCTGTGTCAGTGCTCCATTTGCCTGAAGCCTTCTGATCTTGCGCCAACTTGGTGCCCGGAAACACGGTGTTGAAGTCCTCGTCCTCCAGCAGATTCCTGACCCTGCGGCCAAAGTCTTCCGACAGAGACGCGGTGTGCGTGCCCATGATGATCTTCTTATTAGGGTAATTACCTAGAAAGTAAGCGGGGAACAGGTAGCTCGAAAACTCAGACTTACCCATACGCGGGGCGATGTTGATGATGACGCGTTTCTTTTTGCCGTCAATCACGTCTTGGAAAATCTTGGACAGCTTGCGGTGGTGGGGCCCAACCTTGAAGCCGGGGTACACCTTCTTGGCAAAGTCAATCATGTTAAGGCGCGAGTTGTAGAGCGCATAACGCCTTTCACGCTCCTCAAACACCTCCAGCATCTCCATCAGCTCTTGCTTGGCCGCTTTGGTCATCGTCGGCAACGCTGCGCGTATGGCCTTGACCTCTTCCGGTTTCAAATTGAGCGCGTCAAGATTCATCGTCAGTGGGGGCTGGAGGTTCTTCAGGTGTTAGTAAGTGCTCACTCAGGTCTGGCTGGCTTGGCTCAACGTCCGTGATGTCCGCAGTGGTTTCGCCAACTGTTATGTCCACATCTATGACGTTGAGCAGCTTGTCGAGCTTGTCTTGGAGCTTCTGGTCGATCTCGGCGTCTGTCAGATCAGTCTTCTTGACCTCCAACCTGTCCGTGAACAGCGCCACTTCCGTCACGCGCCCAAGCATCTCGATGGCTTTGAGCCTGATCCGAGCGTCGGGGTGGTTGGTTTCCTCAATGATCTTGGCGACCGCCATGCCGCGCATCTGCTTGGCCTGCTCCACAAACTCCCAGTCGTACGCAGACAGCAGTGTCACCAGATGCCTGACGGACTCCGGCGTTTTGAGCAGTGTCAACTGGGTTTTGGTCTCGGCGGGGGTCGCGTTGTTGGCCAGCGCTGCAAAAACTGTGCGTGCGGCCTTGGCTTCGGCCTCTTGCAGAATCTTTTGGTCGTCTTCGACGCCAAGTTTTTCCAGCCATTTGGTCGTATTGACCTGTGCGTTGAGTATTTGGTCGGGCGTTGCCCTGTCCAACCCAGACACGTCCTTGCCGGTGGCCTCAACCACTGGCGGCTCAAAATCTAACAAGTGATCTAACATGCGCGTAGTACCTTGCGGACTCGGAGCCTTTAATGTACACTACTTTTTGAGTGGTGTCTGCGTTTTCGTAGTCATTACTTCTCCTTGATGTACGCAAATACATCTTTACCCGGCTTGTCCGGGTATTTTTTTGTCTGTGCATGTCTAACATTAGACAGAGTTTTGTACAAATTTTGCAAAATTTTGTGGGGGGTGGGCATTTATTTACCGAGGGGGTGTGTTTGAGGTAACTGTAAACTTTAGTGTTTGTTTGGATTTTTGCTGCGTTTGACAAAAATGGGGATTATCGGAGGGGAATAGTGTTCATGTGGCACAGCTACCCCGCTCTGTAGCAGGCTTGGTGGGGGGTGGGTGGGGTTAACCGGTAGCCATTTCTCCCCTGTGAGTGCTTCGGTGCTACCCCTCATAGTACAATAGAGTTAGCGGTTAGGGGAACTTAACCGCATCAACCCGGGGAGGAATCTCCCCAACCTTAGAGGAAACGAAACCATGCCTTCAATCACAATCAACCTTTCCGAGTTTGCCCTTGGCCTTGGAGCTTCTGACCGGATGACGCTTGACGCATCCCTGCCTTTCCACAAGGCGTACCACAAGGCGGACGCCGAGGGGCAAGCGGCCATGCAGTTGGACTTCGTGACATCGTATGTACAGGGCAACCTGAAGACGACACCGGAGAAAGCGGCCAAGATCGTGGCACTCAAGCGGGTGGAGCGGAACGCCACGGATGAGAAGGCCGTCAATGCGGCAGGGGCTAAGTTCCGGTATCACATCGTTCGGGCAGAGGGCAGTTCACGGGGCGAGGTTGACCTGCTGGCCAAGGCCGTGGCCGCATACGCAAAGTTGACCGCCGCTCAGAAGCGCAAGTTCTTGTCGCAAATCTGATTCTGGGGAGATTTCTCCCCGAGTTTCTGTCAACCGGTACAGGCGTGAGGCTTGGCCGGTGTTCTTTTCTTTGTCAATCGCCGCCATCGTGCGGCATTTTTATTGGAGATATGACTATGACCAAAAACGAATTCCTCGCCTTGTGCCTTGAGCACTGCGTAGACCCGAGTCTCGCACTTGAAAACCCTGCCATTGTTGAAGCGCTCAAAGCCCGAGACGCCCAAGCGGTAGCAACCATCCTCACCAACGAATTCTGAAAGGCAAACCATGTACACCTACAACCTACGAGAGCGCTCATGGTTTGACGCCATGATCGAAGCCCGCAACGAAGCTCGTCCCTACTCTTGGATTTAACCATGTACAAAACCGACCTGTTCACCCGCCTGACCAACCGCTATGCGGACGGATGGCGACATCTCGACCAAGAAGAGTTCACCGGCACTGTCAAGGTGCTAGGTGTTACCCGCCAGACCGAGGGCGAGGGCTATGACGATGGCGGGTCATACCGCTACCGAGTGGTCGCACCCTCGGCGCTCAAGGGCAAAGACCTGACTCGTGCCATCGGGCAGAGTCTCGGCGGCAGTGGATGCCGTCACGAGTACGACTGCTGTGGATGCGCCACCCATCGGGCGAGCGTCAAGCGGGTCAGCCCCCGTGAATACGCAGTGCGCGTCCGTGTCAGCTACAACTACTGAGTCGGGGAGATTTCTCCCCAAGCAATCCGGTCAGCAGTCTGCCGTTCTCAGACTGCGCTTCAAGGAGTTAAAAATGAAACAGTACATCAAACATGTCGGCACGATCTCCCTCCCATGCGGGGACTTTGATTTGTTCGACCACTACTTCAACAACAGTCGCAACTACAAGATCACATCGGTCGTCCCCGTGGGTAGCCTGACCCGTAGCGGGGAGTCCTTCACCGACAACCGCGCATTCGAGCGCTGGCTTGAGCGCAACATGGCCCCAGTGCAAAGGGCTTTGTTCTGATCTTGGGGAGGTTTCTCCCCAGTCGGTATGAAAGTGAGATAAGACTCGGTACGGAAATGAGATAAGACTAAGTGTCCAGACCGTCCCTTCTTATCGCACTTTGTGCTAAGCACCCAGTACAGCGGCAACCCGCATGGATGCTAGGTTCTGGGGGGTAAGTGTCCGCACCCTCTATCTAAATCTTTATATATAATATATATTAGAGAGTGTGTATATGTGTTCGCTCTTTCTTTTGTCTTTGCTTTTACGCTTTGGCTATGGCTAGTTGTTTGTTAGATAGCATGTTGGACACTTTTTCAAAAAACCTAGCATTCATGCGGCCTGCGGGGTGTCCAGACGCTTAGCACAACATGCGATACAATTCCCACTCTGTCCAAACCTCGGTATGAAAAGGAGATATGACTATGGATTTCCCAAAATCCTACCTGCGAATGAGCGAACGCACGCTACGCAAACACCTTGCAAAACGCAAACTTCCCTTGGGGTACGCTGAGAACCTCATATCTCAGGTGATGTACGAGAGGCACAAGAAGTTCGCTCATCTCGCCCGAGATACGCAACACGCCCGACTTTGGGGTGACCTGCTCGCTCCGGCCAAGGCCGAGCGCCGCATCGTGCAGAGAATGTTGAGTTTAGATTTAGCCAATAACAGCCCCGAACGCACCCTTGCACTACAGGCTTATCTCATGGTGCTTGACGCCATCATCGGGCGGCTCACGCTCAAGGCCAACACAGCGGAGGCCACGCCAAGGCAAGTGGCCGAGGGGACAAATGTCCCCAACAAAGGCGAGCATTGGGTGGACTGGATGCCGCCCAAGAAGATAGCGCTCATCAAGGAGTACTTCGCCCAGATACCCTACACCAAGGGGGTGCGGCAAAAGACCCCGTTCGAGCGCCGATGGCCTACGACACAGCACGCCATACATAAGCGCCGCCTGATTGAGCGCACCGACAAGGAGCTGGCCATCCTTGAGCGCCGCATGGCCGTAGAGCTTGCCGATGCTAAGTTGACGGACACCAATGTCTTCAAGCAACAAGAGATCAACGACATGCGCATCCAGATCAGCAAGATGCAAGCGGCCATGCACACCATCAAGCTACTGCGCCCGACCGACCTCGTGCCGGTGACTTGGCATGGCATCGACCTGCCGGACTGACGGGTGTCTATCGGCTCGGGGACATTTGTCCCCAGATTTACCGGTTAGCGGTCTGCCGCCTCAGACCGCACTCGCAAGGAGAAAAGAAATGAGCAAGTACTGGTTTTTAAGAATGGGCATGGACACTATTGAGGAAGCCCTGCGTTTTACCAACAAGCGGGACGCAATCGCTGAGTACAAGCGTGTAGCCGAAGAGTTGGCTCGCTATGGACAGGCGATAGATGCATCGCTACACACAGCGCCAAGCCGTGCCGAGGTTGTCGAGTACCCCGACTTCGTGCTGTCTCTGAACGAGAACGGAAGGGTTGTGACCGAACAAGCGTGACGAGGGTCACAGTGACCCGATTTTTACCGGTTAGCGGTCTGCCGTCTCAGACCGCACTTTAAGGAGAAGACAAATGGCACATATGGTTCAAGAAAACGGCAAGTGGATTCTGCGTGATGACTGGAGCGTGGAGGATGTAGTCAATGTGATTGCGTGTAACGAAATAGAGGGGACGGAGGGCTTCACAGAGGAGGACTGCGTGAGGGTGCTTGAGCTTGTTGCTAAAGCGTTCGATTGCAATGTAGGCATCACATGGGATGTCGTAGACGCCGCAGTGCGGCAACACTTAGGAGAAAGCAAATGAAAGCATGGAAAGGCGTAGTAATAACTACATATCAGGAAGTACTCACAGTACTGGCTGACACGAAAGAGAAAGCCGAGTTGCTTATGTACGACCGCGCAAACCCAATCGGGGATGGTGTAAGCGGTGAGACGGAAGTGCATGACTTAAAAGAAATAGGAGTCAGTGTTCTCAACGAGGACGGCATTGATGAGAATTACGAGCAAGAAGTGCTTGACATAGAGGAGGAGTAAGCAAATGAAAACATCTGAACTGACAGGCGCTGCCCTTGACTGGGCAGTGGCGAAATGCATGGGGCATCGTGTGGCAGAGAATTACGGGTCGTACATCCGCATATATCTGCCCGACCCAAAACAAGCAGGGTACACATTGGCGTTCTGCCCATCAACCGACTGGGCACAAGGTGGGCCGATCATTGAGCGTGAGGGGGTAAGCACTGTGCAACAAGGGGATGCCGCCGAATGGGTTGCGTCTGTTTATGACCACAGCGCAGAAGATTGGCGCTTGCACACCACTGGCCCAACCCCACTGATCGCAGCCATGCGCTGCTATGTGGCCAGCAAGATGGGCGATGAGATCGAGATACCAACAGAATTAACCAAAGGAGAAGACAAATGAAAGAGCACCACATGCCAGAGAGCACCCACTTCTACGCATCCAGCGTAGCGGCATGGGTAACGACAACACCGGAGCGTGACCTGCGCCAACTCATCAAGCACATGGAGAGGGACGGGTTCAGCTACAACCTGTTCCTTGTGCCACTGCCGCACACCGCCAACTACGAGATCAAGATGTACCAACCCCAAGTCGAGGGCACGCAGTGGCTCGGCTTTTTTGAAACCACGAAAGGAAAGAAGAAATGAAACAAGCCGACTTTAAGAGGCTTGAGGCCATGCTTGGCCGAGCCTACACGCTGGCCTCACAGGTGATTAACGGAGACGAGGCCGACAGCACACTGGCCGAGGAGGTATCGGGAGAGTGCTCTGAGTTGTTAGCGCTTGTGTACGGCGACATGGGCGCGTTCGGCCAACCGGAATTGATTGACCCCGAGTTGCTGGCCTTGGCCAGCGCATTACAACCACAGGAGAAGTGAAATGACAGCAATGCACTTAGACCACGACATGCGGCTACAAGCCGCCCGATGTATGGAGCGTGAGGGAGGTAGCTTCGCAGGGCATATCGCCCGAGCCTACTATGTGGCCGACACGCAGAACGCAGAGGCGCTGTTGAGGGCGTTCGATAACCTGTTCGTTAAGTTCTACGCGGAGCACTGCCGCAACGAGCGCATGAAAGAAGGGGAGATCGTAACGCTTAGAGAACAGTACGAGAGACAGCAGCAAGAACAAGGAGAAGGCAAGTGAGTAAGTGGACACGGGTCAATGAAGACGGCGAGTATGTTGACTTCGACAGGGAGTTGTACTCGATGCCCGATGAGGGCAACACAAGCGTGGACATGCGGCTGACATTCAATGTCGAGACACGCACATGCTATTACACGATCAGCTTGCACAACAATGACGGCAACACTCGGGACTGGGAGAAAGACCACCGACTGCCGTGGGCTGTTGGCATTGCGATGTTGGGCAACGATGTTGATATACCGGAGGGATGGAAATGACAAAGTATGAAGTGGTGTTCAGACGCACGAGTTTCGTGTCTATCTACATCGAGGCCAAGTCTGAGGAAGACGCCGAACAGAAGGCGTGGGATGAGTTCGACCTGAAGAACGGGTACTTCGAGGTAGGTAACGCTGACTGGAGTATCGAAAGAATTGGGGAGGAACTGGAATGACCATGCTAACCACACCAACCCAGATCGAGGGCGCAAGGCTACTCACGCTGCGCTCCATGCTGATGCTGGAGATGAAAGGAATGAAACGAAGCCGCGCACCGAGTGCCTACTCCATGCTCAAAACGATGGGGTTCAAGGGCACTCGTGAGCAGGTGCTGGCCGAGTTGGATGCAGTTCGCAATGAACTCATAGGTAAGGAGTAGGCGGGGAGGATTCTCCCCAACAGTATGAGGGTGCTGTCTCACCCTCGCTTGTCAAGCAAGTTAACACATCAAGGAGTTAGTTATGCACATGGGATACACACCCAAAGCCAGAGCGTTTGCTGATGCCATCAATGTCGTGTGGAAAACAAGGCACTGGCATCGAAACCTACAGGACAGGTTTCTCCTGCACCCCGCAGTGGTGGCCGCGTTCAACATGCACGACCCAGAGGACTGGCAACAGTTACTGCTTGAGTGGCCGCATGTGGCCACGACCGATGTGACTCGCCTTGCCTATACCCGAGACGAGCGAGCAGGCCACGAGGACAGGCAGACGCTGACCTCACTGGGCAAGTACTTGAAGCAGCACTGGCCGAACCTAGCAGACCACCACATCAGGGACTTCGTAGCCAAGTACGCTACAGCAGCTACCTTTCACATCGAGCGCACCACGGAGGCCATCGTCAACGCAGTGCAGAAAGGCCCTGCCTCATGTATGCAGTTCGATGAGGACGATGAGGGTAACCGCGACCAGCTCGATGAACTCGGTGCTCACCCCTACGAGGTGTACGACCCGCAGTATGGCTGGCATGTAGCAACACGCCGCATGGGGCATCAGATCGTAGGTCGTGCGCTACTCATGCAACGGGACAACAGCGAGTCCATGCCCAAGTACTTCGTGCGTACCTACAGGCACAGGGATGGTGAGCGGTACTCGCAACCCGATGATGAGTTGGTGCAGTGGCTGCACTCGCAGGGCTACTCGCACAGCAGCTCGTGGACGAATGAGCGTCTGGCATACATCAAGAGCGGGCACAGCGACTGCGACTTCATCGCCCCGTACATTGACGGCGGTGCTCAGGAGGTAGACATCGAGCGCGAGCGCATGCCTGACGGCGCATACAAGCCGTACCTACGCATCAAACGCGGCGGTGAGTGGCAGTGCAGTAATCAAGACGGCACTGCGACTGAGCAGAACTCTTGCAGATGTGCGGATTGCGGCGAGCGCATCAGTGAGGACGATCAGCGCGGCACAGGCATGTATGAAGATCACTATGTTGGCGAGTGCTGCATCGATGAGTACACACATGTCACTGGGCGCAGGGGTAATGAGTACTATGTGCCCAACGACGAGGCCGTGGAGGTTGACGGACACTACTACGACCGCGACTACCTCAGTGACAACAACATCGTGGAGCTTGAGAACGGGGACTACTGCTCGATGGATGATGCGGTCAGTGTTGACCATGCGTGGTATCACTGCGATGACGATACGATTGTCTGCGACCATGCCGGTGACTACCAACTGCGTGATGACTGCGTAGAGTTGTATGACGGCGAGTGGGCGCTAGAGAACGATGCGTGGGAGTGCGCGGGGTCTGGCAACTTCTACCTGCACGACGACGATGAGCCTGTCGAGATTGACGGCAACATGTACCACGAGGACTATGTACCCGAGCCAGAAGAAGCCAAGCCATGCCCAGTACGGGATGCGTGCCTGACGATACCCTCAGAACCAGTAACAATCAAGGAAACAGTATGAACAAGAAATCTATCCTCTGCAAGACGCTATCCCGCGCCTTGTCAATGAAGCGGCCACACGGCACACGCGCAGTCATCGAGTTCACAGACTGGCTGCACTCACATGTACCCAAGCGCAAGCACATCGCTGTCAGTTACGACAAGGTGGGGAACCTGCATGTAGACGCACGACTTGACGACACCAACCGAACGCTGTTCGTAGCCCATGTGGACACAGTGCATCGTGAGACAGGTGCCAACAAGATCAGGAAGACCCAAGGCAAGTGGTATGCCGATGGTGCGCCCCTTGGCGCAGATGACGGGGCTGGTTGTGCCATGCTGATGCACATGCTGCACGCTGGCGTACCTGCCTACTACATCTTCACGCAGGGCGAGGAGCGTGGGGGTATCGGTGCTAAATACCTTGCCGACCATAGCCCCGAGTTGTTGGCTTCGTTTGATCGTGCCATTGCGTTCGACAGGCGCGGTATCGATAGCGTCATCACGCATCAGGGCTGGGGTAGGTGCTGCTCTGACGAGTTCGCTGCCGCACTGTCCGGTGAGCTGTGTGCTGACGGCGTGCTGATGTATCTGGGCGATGACACAGGTGTGTACACCGACACTGCCGAGTTCGTTGACATCATCCCCGAATGCACCAACATCAGCGTAGGCTACGACAACGAGCACTCAGACCGCGAGACTCTGGACATCTTCCACTTCACGGCGCTGGCTGCGGCTGTTGTCAAGATCAAGTGGGATGCCCTGCCCGTGGAGCGTGACCCGACAGTCGTTGAGAAGCTGCCCCTGACTGACTGGCGCAGTTACTACAGCACGACAAGCCTAACAGCATGGGACGGCAAGTGGTCTGACGCCAGCGCCTACGGGTACACGGAGATCGACATGCTGGAGGATGCACTGAGCGATGCCCTGCGGGGGATGTATCACGACCTGCTCGACATGATCGCAGAGGCTGCGTATCCAGAAGACCCAGACATGGCGATCAAGTTCCTCAACAAGCGCTTGCTCACTGACGAGGTGTTGCAGCGTGCGATGGCTGACTGTGCGGTCTACGATGCCGATACTGTGCTGCTGTCCCTGTTCGACACAGTTCACTGCGAGGTCTGACGGGTGTCATTTCGGTATTCGCCGTTGGAAACGGTTAGCAGCTTGCCGTCTCAAGCTGCGCTTTAAGGAGAAGTAAATGAGTGAGCCAGTAAAACGCGAGGATGCACCGCATCCCAACTACATGTCTGCCCGTGAGTCTGCCATTGATGAGCAGGCGGCTGAGTACGGGGACTTTGATGACTACGATGACTATGACCAAGGAGAAGACGAATGAAAACAGTAAAAGAAATTAAAGCCTTTGTTAAGGCGTACGGAAACATCTGCGCGTATGTGCCTGAGGAACAGGTAGAGCACATTGTGTTCATGCTGTGCATGGGGCGTGACGAGGAGGAGATTTACAAACTGTACCCCGAGGCGGTGACTGTGCTAGACGCCTATTACATATGGGGCTTGGCTATGGAATATGGAGAAGACGATGTTTGAAAACGAAGACAAATTCACGCGAGTTGTATTCCTGCTCGCGCTTATTGCCGTAGCCCTTGACTTACTTTACTGGAGGCCATGATGGGGAGGGGAAACCCCTTAGAAAAAAGAGTGAACACTAACATGTCTAATAGTGGACAATACCCGATTTCAATCAAGGAGAAAATAATGCCCGATATGAAGACCGCACTTCACGCCGTGATAAACGAGTGGAGCAAGAGCGAAGAGTCCCTGTCAACACCATCTCAGCCGCAAGCTGAGTCAGCCAAGCAAAGGCACTACTTCCAGCCCACAGTAGGCGTGTCGCAAATCTCGTTCAACTATGTCAGAGACAACCCCTACACAACCGTAGTGCAGGCCGTGAAAGCGCTGGAGCAACAGGGGTTCAAGAAGACCTCGCTGACTTCGCTGTACACGCAGATGATTCGCCAAGGCCACTTGAGCAAAGACAAGGATGGCAAGCTGACGGCGTTGATACCAGAGTACCGACCACTGAAAGCATCGGCCACCATACGCAACATGGGAGCATTGCTGAGAAAGAAGCTGGCCAAGAAAGCACCGACCAAAGCAGACCCGCCACCACTCCGGCCAACAAAGCTGAACATTGACATACGGGCCATCAAGCAACAAAACGGGGTACGAGCAGGCATAGCCACGCTCAACGCGTCCCATGCCCAAGCTGCTCCCGCGCCGACACTCCTCACGGCCAAGCAGGTGCTGGAGACGCTCAGTATCAAGGAAGCGCACATGCTGTACCGCGAATTGCAAACCATGTTTGGAGATTGATATGTGGAAATATATGTGGACTGAATTACGACTGATGCTGAAAACCGTCACGCCAGCGCAGGCAGTGGCGCATGAGTTGATCCACGCCGAACACGCCTTGCTGCAAGCCGAGACGGGGGTCGAGTACGCCCAGGCGCTGGTGACCTACAACAAGAACCGCATCAAGCGCCTGAAGGCGTATTTGGAGGCATCAACATGAACGAAGAAGTCAGAAAGGTTAAGCCGTATCCAATTGTGCCGGATGACATTGAGCCAGTGCCTCAGTCTTGGCAGGTGATTGGCAGTGTTGTCGTTGGCTTTGTGTTGGTGGCGCTGATGGTGATAGCAGTCCTGTTTTTCTTCACGGGGCTTTACATTTGGAGTCTGCTGATATGAAAAAGAGCCTACACCTGAGAACTGAGTTCTTGCCGCGCAAGTGGCCCTGCTTTGCCATTGGG